TTAATTTCACTACTCATCTTTAGTCTCCTTTAATTCTTCTTTTAATATATTAATATAGCCTTGTTGGGCAAATCTTAGATCCTGCATATGTTTAGATACACGCACTACTTCTTGTAAAGCCTCTTTGGCTTTAGGACTTATATTAGTTTCGTCATATTCTTTGTTGTCTAGTGTAAACATTATCGCACCAACCATTCTTCTACTGTGTCTGAGATGTCTCTCATTTTAATCCAATTTGTTCCTGTTGGTTGTCCTTTGCGTAATCTAAGTTTACCCATAAGACCAACTGTATCCCATTCTTTTCTATCTTCTCTAGAAATATAGGCAGTATCTTTATCCCAATCAGGATTCGTTTTTCTTCTTAAAAATTTAACACCGTTACCATCTTCTGATTTTACTTCCGCATCACTTGGCACAGTAACATCGCTTGGTATTCTATCTGTATCATAAGAAAAAATATGTTGTTTTTGCAAAATTCCATCTTCACCTGTCCATTCACCTTTCCATTCTGTTACAGTAATTTGTTCTGTAACCTCTCTGCCAAAATCATCAAGCAAAAACTTTTGTTTCCATCTTAAAATATCCGAGTCTCCAACAACTGCTGGATTAGCAGATATAACTCCAATAATTTTACTAGCGTCATCACTATCAGTTGCTTTAACTATTTTATTACCATCAAGAACTACCGAATAGCCAACTCTATCTTCATCAGATGCATTGCCATCTTTCCATTCAAAATACTCGGCATAGTCAGCACCACCACCAGAAAAAGACCCGTCACAAAAAGCTTCGCCATCTCCTCGAAAAATAAACTCTACATCTGCACCATTGTTTGAATTACCTCTAAAGAAACTCATACCACTTAATCCTGATGATCTCGTAGTGTTATTAGCTTGTTGAACACTTTGATCTCCACTACTTGGATTATTTAATAATAAACAGCTGTTGCCTCCACCAGAGTTTTGATTTTCTATGTTAAACTGAATTGTAGATCCTGTTCCCATGATACCAGCAACATTATTTCCAGCATCAACTTTAAACGCTACTGCATTAGCATCAGTTTCAACTCTAAAATCTCTGTCAACTGAATCATCATTAAAAACAGTTTCTGTTGGGCTTATGTGAAAAGCATCTCTCATTGTTCCAGCTGTTCTCATATAGAAATATAATTTTGCATCTTCAGTTCCATCAGAAGCGTCAATTAATTGACCTAAAATAGATACAGCATCTAAACTTTCATCAGCATCATTTTCCATTTCCATTTGAATATTACCAATATAATCATTGTCAGCTGGACTCGCTGAGTTTCTGTTCAAAACTAAAAGTGGTCCTGCGTTTGCATCTGCATCAGTTGATGTTAATGTAAGTTGTGCTGTGTTGTCAGCAGTTGTAATAACAACACTATCATTGAATGTTGCAATTGTAGATGTCCAACTTGCAACTGTTGCTGCTCCTACTTCAAATACTAACGTATCGTCACTAGCTGACGATATACTGGTATCTGCATCATCATCAAAGTCAATCTTATTATTAACTCCGTCTATTTGTATTCCTGCCATTTGTTTCTCCTTATATTACGACAACAGTAGAATTTGAGCCTACTGTAATAACTCCTGTTACACTTACTGGACCGACCATAAACATATTCTGACTGGTCAAAGTAAATGTATTAGATATTGTGTTTGAATGTATAAATGAACCGCCACCACTCTGCAAGGCAAAAGCCCCTGCTGATGAGACCTGTAGTCTCTCTGTGCCACCAGTATCAAATCTTATTGTGTCATCATCAGAACCTTCTTCTACTTGTATCTTAGTATCGTTGTCTCCATCAACAACTAACTCAGATGATGAACCTTGTATGCCTAGTTCTATTTTCAAAGGTGTGCCAGTACCTGCAATAGTCTGTGAGACATTAATAGTATTGGTTGTGCTAGAATGTGATGAAGTTGTAATTGTACCTTCAGTTACATTACCAGCTGAATCTGTTATCTTAATAGCTCTACCAGGATAGTATGTACTAGTTAAATCTGTAGATGATGTAATAGTTATAGTATCAGCATCTGATCGTGCAACTGTATACTCTCCATCACCATCACCAAACTCATAGAAGCCTTCACCGATTTGGTTATACATAGCTCTAACATTAGCAATAGTTTCTCTAGCTGCATTGTTTACATTAGAAGGAGCCATACCTTCAGACCAGTTTACGCTTTGTACAGATGTATTGTTACCTGCTGTTGTACTATATTTACCTGCTCCAGTACCTGCCATATAATCTCCTTAAAATAATACTTTCATTGGGTCTTCTACAAGACCTCTAGTTTGAAATGCTGTGCTTCTTGGACCTTTATATTTAGGATGTCCAATCTGTCCTAAAAATACATTAAGTGCATCATCATATGATAATCCATCTTTTTGATATTGTTCTATTGCCTGGCTAACCCATATAGGTAAGAACTTTTCGCCCACCTGACCACCAATTGCTAAAGCTCTGTCTAAAGCACTATCGTCTTTTTTAGTTATTTGTGGACTCCAACCAGTAGTTAGATACTCTTTGTTGGTCATTACTTCTGCAAATGTTTTTGTAAGTGAACTTGTTTTCTTAAGAGCTGTTTTCTGTGGATCTGTAATCCAATGAAAAGGCTCCATATATTGTTTACTAAATGTTAACACTTCTCCATTACCTAGATCTATCCTAGTAGGATCTTTATTTTCCAATATAGATTTACCACTAAATGCATAGTTAACTGCGTTACCTAATACTGCATATAGTATAGCACCATTTATTAAATATGTCATATACAGGTTTCTAGTGCGTTCATTAGCATTAAATGCTGGAAATGACTTAGCTAGTATTCGTATATTAGATATAGTCCAATCTGGTGCAAACATTGCTAGTTGTAAATATGGTCTAGCAGAAGGTTTAAACGCTTCTTGTGCCATTCTTCTAAACATAGGATTAGCAATCTCATTAGCTAATCTTGTGAAGTTTTGTCCACCAAATGCATCATTTGAAAACGAAGCTGCATCTCTAGCTAATATTCTAAGAGGTACATTTACATTAGCTGGATCTGCAATAAGTTGATTTAGTTTTGCAGTACCAGTAAATAGTTTAAATGAAGTAAATGCTCTTTCCCAAGTAATCTTATCAAACCACTTAAATACTTTACGACCAGGTTTAACGCCTAGATCATTAAATACTTTTCCTAATGCTGGTACTTTAGATACCGCTCTTTCAATATCATTGAAACCTTTGTAAAATACATCATGTCCAACATCACCAGGTTTATTTATTTCTAAACCATTAGCTGTTAACAGTTCAAATACATCATCATAGTCAGAGTTCTTTAATCTATCAGCTGTAGCTACATAGTTATTCTCTAACCATTTAATAAAAGATGGATCATCAGGATTGTCTGCCCATTTAAGCATATCAGTCTTTTTACCTGTTAATGATTGACCTATTTGTGTAAATCCTTGTTTACGATCTTTTGGATTCCTTAAGAATGTAAATGGTACACTTTCTCCTAGTGATCCTGCATGAAAGAATGATGCTCCTACTGCAAACCTTTTCATAAAAAAGTTAAAGTTTTGTGCGTATCGTATTATTGCAGGTGGATCAGTAGCATCCATAACCATTCTTATGTATGGTAATGTGTCTTTGTGTACATATGATAAAGTCTCATCAACTAGTTTATCTCCATCATAGGTTTTCTTATTGAGTATAGGATGATTAACCTGTATATAATCAGGTGATAATGAATCAGGTATTTTTGAAAAATCATCAAATACAGCAGGTGCTGCCAAACCAGGAAACTTTCTCTTTTTAAGAAATGAAACAAAATCTTTCTCTACTAAAGCTTTGCCAACGCCTAATCCGTATCTTCCAAGTATATCTGCAACATCTATTTCACCGATATCATTGGTACGAGGAATATAACCCATTTCTATACCTTCTCTATATGACGGTATCAATCGTTTTTTTGCTCTGCCTCCTAAGCCTCCAGTAAGTCCAAAAAGCTCTAATATTCTTCTGCCCTGTACTTCTTCACCTTGCTCTATATTTCTAGCTTTTGCAAACTTGCCTGGACCAATTTCCCATTCTTGCATAAGGTAATTTGATATAGCACCAAAACGACTTTGTTTTCTTTTTATGTCTTTTAATAAATCATCATGAAACTTAGGTATTATATCTTTTATAATCTTAAGCTCATTCTTGTTAAACACAACTGTAACATCTTTTAACTCATCTAATATAGCTGTAGGATCTTGTCCTTTATCTCTAGCATTTAATGCTCTTAGTAAAACACCTTTATCAAACTTCTTAAATGTAAATGATCCCTTTACAATTTTATCTGGTTCTTGTACTGCAAAAACCATAGCTTCTCTTTTGAGATCTGATACTGATGTCTTTAATGCATACTGCATTCTACGGACACCCATTTCTAATTTAGAAACATGATCTTGTAAATTTGCTGTTAGTTCATCTGCAAATATCTCATTAGCTCTTTGAGCTTTCTGTTCGTCTATCGGTTTAGT